GCAGTTCAGCGGCAAATACATTCGCTTCATACTCAGTTGAAGAAGTGTCGTCAAAAAGGGCGAAGTCATGAAACGACTCTATCCCCGGCATCTGTGAATGCAGGACAGCGTGCCCCAGCTCATGCGCGCAGATAATCTTCTGGATCATCCCGGGAAGGTCGCTGTTGATGGTAATGCTGGGCTGGCCGTCCTGCATCATAAAGAAACCTTTGCACGCGCTCTTCGCCTTGCCCATCGCCTGAAACAGCAGGAGATTCCCCATCGCCTTAGCCATTTCGAAGGGATCGGAATTGGGGAACTCCTTCCTGATATCCTCCGCGCTGCGGCTAATATAGTCCAGTCTCAATCATGTATGCTCCTGATCAGAGATCAACTTATTTACTGACTTGATTTCCTTTTTGCTTCATCCTTGCAGGCCATGTAGGCTTTGACGACAGCCTCAAAGAAGGCGTCCTTTGCGTCCTGGCTGATTTCGCCGCCGGCGAAGAACACGCGCTGCCGCTCCAGTAGAAAGTCCAGCTCTTGGGCAGCTTTCTCGCCGTAACGCTCGCGGGCCTCGTCGATATAGTCCTTCGTCGCGGCCCCGTGAAGAGGATCGGTGATTTCGTCATGCTTCAGGTAATCCAGGGATACCTGGAGCGCTTCCGCAATCTCCTTCATTGTTCTCGCCCTCGGGACAACCTCGGAATTCTCCCAGGCAATGACAGACCGCCTGGAAACGCCCGTCAGTTTTGCCAGTTCATCCTGACTCAGCTTCCGCAGTTTCCGGGCTTCCCTCAGTTTGTCAGCAAACGTCATCCTCTTTCCCTCCCGGATAAAGTTCACCATGTTCTGCACACAATGCACTTTCCCTCTTGACACTACTTCTCATCTCGGATAGAATCCCTCATGCGAGATGTGAAGTTTGAGTTGAGTGTATCAGCGATACTTGCGCTTGTCAACAAGAAAATGTGAAGTTTCAGAAAAAGGAGGCAGAAAATGACCCGGACAATCCTGCACAGCGACCTGAATGCGTTCTACGCCAGCGTGGAGATTATGCTGGACCCAAAGCTGCGCGGGAAGGCGGTAGCGGTCTGCGGCAGCACCGAGGAGCGCCACGGTATCGTGCTGGCAAAATCGGAACTGGCCAAGAAAGCCGGAATCAAGACCGGCATGGTCAACTGGGAAGCTCGGCAGAAGTGCCCGGGGCTGATTATGGTGCCGCCGCAGTATGAGGAGTATCTGAAGGTCTCAAATCTTGTTCGCGCTATCTACGGGCGCTACACCGACCAGGTCGAGCCCTTCGGCATGGACGAATGCTGGATCGACGTGACCGGAAGCGCCGTTATGGGAACCGGCGAGGAGATCGCGGAGGAAATCCGCCAAGCAGTCAAGGAGGAACTTGGCCTGACCGTAAGCATTGGCGTGTCGTTCAACAAGATCTTCGCGAAGCTTGGGAGTGACATGAAAAAGCCCGACGCCATCACGGTGATCACAGAAGACAACTTCCGGGAAAAGGTCTGGCCGCTGCCAGCGTCCGACATGATCTACGTCGGCAGGTCGACCAGCCGGAAGTTGGAGAAGTACGGCATCTACACCATCGGGGGCATCGCCGCTACGCCCCCCGAAACAATGCAGCGCTGGTTCGGCGTGAATGGGCTAGCCCTGTGGAATTTTGCTTCAGGACAGGATCATTCCCGGGTGATGTATCGGGAATTTGAATCACCGGTGAAATCGGTCGGGCACGGCATCACCTGCAATAAAGACGTGGACTCGGAGGAAGAAGCCTGGCTGGTTTTATTAGCCCTCAGTCAGGATATCGGTCACAGGCTCAGGATCCATGACCTGGCGGCTGGTGGTGTGCAGCTGACAGTCAAGGACAACGACCTCGAATACAGGCAGTGCCAGGCGCAATTGCGGCTCCCAACCCAGAGCCCTCTTGAAATTGCGCAGGAAGCGCGCCGGCTTCTTCGCTGCAACTACCGTTGGGATAAGCCCGTCCGGGCGCTGACGGTGAGGGGAATCAACCTGGCGTCCCAGAAGAACCCCTTGCAGTGGGATTTCTTCAACAATGCGGCGCGCCATGAAAAGCGGCAGACCGCCGACGACACAGTCGATATGCTTCGCAGCCGCTTCGGGATGAACTGCATCTTCCCCTCCTCGTTGGTGAAGCACACCTTGACCGAGAAATCCGATCCGCATGACCTGGTGAGGATGCCCGGTATGATGTTCCAGTGACAGATCCCGAAAAAAACGGCAATAGCGGTTCGCCTCCGCACGCCGGTTTTCCCTCTCAAAAGCGCGTGAAACGCTGAACCCATCTGTCTTTTCACCCCACCCCGCCCCTCACATTTTTGTTGTTGACACCCTTTCTTGCCCGTGCTATTCTGTGCGCACGGTATAGGAACATATGTTCCCGTACTACACGAGGAAGGAGCAGCAGGGTATGGAACAGGAATTCCAAGGTACCTTTGGTGAGTTTCTGGCAATGAAGCGCAAGGAAGCCGATATCACCATCAAGGACATGGCGCACTGGCTCAAGATCAGCTCGGCGTATTACAGCTACTTTGAGTCTGGTGACCGGAAAGCGCCTGAGCGGGCTGTCCAGGACAGAATCGCGACACTTCTTGAGCTCACGCCCGCTGAGCGTTTGCTGATGTATGACCTGGCGGGCAAAACGCGCGGGATTGTGGCGGCGGATTTGCCCGACTACATCAACAACAACCCCTACGTGCGTGTAGCGCTGCGCAAGGCACGGGACTCCGGGATTGGCACGGAGCAATGGCTGACCTTCATCCGTCAGTGTGATCAGATGGCAGAGGCAAGCCGATGAGCACATCCGCCGGTTTGGCGACAATTCCTGCGCTTGGCAAGGCAGAGCTGGAGTATTTGGCTGAAGAGCAAATGAAGGCCTTTGCCAGGTTTGACGGCAAGGAAGCCCCTGCATTCATGGTGTGGAAGTTCGCGGCGCACTTCCTCAAAAAGAAGGTGAGCTTTGAGTGGCTGTCCAACGATGGCAGCATCCTGGGCCTCTCCTGTTTTGTGGACGGAACCGCCGTCCCGGTGTTTGATCCCAAGGCGAACACCGTGAAATGGAGAGAGCTTGGTGCGAACACCATCTTGCTGAGTAAGAAGCTGGAGAATCCCCATGTTTCTCTGGGAAAACCCAGGTTTACGCTGATGCACGAGTGCGCTCACCATCTCTTGCATACAGCGCATTTCCGGAGCATGGCGTCCCTGGGCTCGGGGAAGAAGGTCGCCTGCTCCATTCAGCGGGACAAAGATCAAAGGATCCCCCCGCCTAAGGAGACGTGGACGGATGAGGAGCGAATGGAGTGGCAGGCGAATTACTTTGCCAGCGCACTGCTGATGCCGGAATCCCGGGTCCATTTCGTGATGGAGAAGCACGGCCTGGAGAAGGCGTACTCCCAGCGCGTCATGCATCAGGCGTCGGAGTATTACGCCTTCCGCACCCTCGTTCGGTCTCTGGCTGCCGTGTTCCGCGTGTCCCCAACCACGGCTGAGCTACGGCTGGAGGCACTTGGGTTTGAGCGCCTGCAGGACTTGCGGCCACCCAAAGAGGACCCCTGGCTGGACGACTATCCAGCGCCAAAGAAAAGTCGGCTGAGCAAGGAAGAGCGAGAGTGGGAGCGTGTGGAGCGTTCCTGGGACAGGGTGCGCGAACGAGAGTTGAAGCGCAAGTACGAGTAGCTATTTTTTTCCGGGATTTCGTAACAAATTTGTTATATATGGCTGAAGGAGCTGGCATGTTGATCAAGAAGAAGCTTGAGAAGAAGATCCCCTGCCCCTGGTGCGAACGGGGCGCGGTAATCGGTTCGAAGGATGCGAAAGGAAGCATATCAGTGGTGTGTCCCAAGTGCGGGCGATGCTACACCGTCGATCTGGAGACGGGCAAACGAGAACGCGCCGCACCGATCGAACACTAAGCTGTAATTGGGCAGCACAGGGTTTTACTGACTGAGCCACCGGGGCCGAAGAGCCACCACTGGGCCGGAGTAAAGCAAGAACAGTTTTGTTCTTCTTGCTCCGGCCTTTTCATATGAAAGGAGGGAAGAGATTGACCGCAGTCAGGAACCAGGATGGGAAAGTGGTGTGTTACCTGGATGAGGAAACAGGCGCGATCGAAATCAAGCTGAAAGGCTGCAAGACCGTCATTCGGTACAGCCAAGCCGGGACACCGGAAATCAAGCACATCAAACCCAAGGACAATCGATAACAGCCACTGATACCCCGAAATCCGCGAGACCGCTAGACGGCAGTGCGGGACACCCGAAAAAGGTGTTCTCCCTGCCGTCTTTCTCTGTCTTACGGATTCTGGACGGCTCCGCGGATTTCAATCACGAAATTCGAAGGAGCCAAATATGGAAAATCAAGAGAACCAGGCCCAAGACCGCGATTACAAGATCTACATCCCCAGCACCCATCAATTCGTTCCAGTCACCAAAGAGGTCTACTACGACTACTATCGCCCGATCTGGCGCATCCGCAAGCAGGCACAAAAGTACGGCCAGTGTATGTGCCCGCAGAGCAAGCTATGGCGCTGTGACGGCTGCTGTCTGGATTGTCCCTACCATGCCGCCGGGAACATGAGCTCACTGGACTATCAGCAGGAACTTGCCGGTGATGTGCATGAAGACCCAAGTGCCAACGTTGAGGAAATGGTGACCGACAAAGTAGCCCTTCAGCAGTTGCTCAGACGGTTTGAGGAACTCTCTCCCGGAGCCAGCCGCATCATTGAGCTTCGTCTGGAAGGCCTGCCAGATCGGGACATCGCTGATATGGTCGGTATCCCGCGGAGCACCTTCCGGTCACGCATGGACAAAGTAATCAACCAGCTTCGAGAGGAGTTTGGTGACATCATCTAAATCCGCACGGTCTCCGGCTGTCCCAGAAAGGCAGTCGGAGATTTTTTCAAAAGTTTATCCGGTTCTTCGTCCAAAGGTGGCTTTTTCTTCCAGTGAGTTTTGAAGGCAGCACACAACAAGCCTTCAGAACGGAGGTGAAACGGATGATTCAGACCCAAGAAAGACCCCGGAACTGCGCTGAGGATGAGGAGCTCATCGATACGCTCATCGCCATCAGCGTCGTGTCCAAACGGCTGGCAAGGAAACTGGCCTTGCTGGCAGCACAGAGCCAATTCAAGGAAGGAGGAAAACCAGATGAGCAAGATGAGCGAAATGGCCGCTACGATCGCAGACCTGCGCAAATGCGCTGCCGCTATCGGTGAAGCGGCCGACTGGCTGGCGGAGCAGTTCAGCGATAGCGAGCCCGTGACCACCGTGCCAGAGCAAACCGAACCCACACTCACCCTGGAAGAGGTCAGGGCAGCCCTTGCAGACAAGTCCCGCGCCGGCTTCACCGCACAAATTCGCTCTCTCCTTCAGAAGTATGGCTCAGACAAGCTATCCGGTATCGACCCTGTCAATTACAAGGGACTGCTCGCTGATGCGGAGGGCCTGAAGGATGCCACCTAAAGCACACGCCCTCCTCTCTGCATCCTCTTCCCACCGATGGCTCAATTGCCCGCCTAGCGCGCGTCTGGGCGAGAACTACGAGGACAAAGGCAGCGATTACGCCGCTGAAGGTACCGACGCGCACACACTGTGCGAGTTCCGACTCCGCCAGGCACTTGGTCTGATAGCTGAGGATCCGAGAGAGAACCTTACCTGGTTCAACGAGGAAATGGACGACTGCGCTATTGGATACGCCACATATGTGTTGGAACTCGTAGAAGCGGCCAGGCAAGCCTGCTCCGACCCTGTGGTCCTCATTGAGCAGCGTGTCGACTTCTCTCGCTGGGTGGAGTCCGGCTTTGGCACCGCTGACTGCATCATCATCGCCGACGGCATCTTGCAAGTGTGTGACTACAAGCATGGACGCGGGATCCTGGTAGACGCGGATGAGAATCCCCAGATGATGTGTTACGCCCTGGGCGCTCTCGAGATGTTCGATAGCCTCTACGATATCCGCACCGTCCGGATGACCATCTATCAACCTAGACGCGACAACGTCAGTACCTTTGAACTCCCCAAGGAAGCCCTGTACCAATGGGCAGATACGGTGCTCAAGCCCACCGCAGACCTCGCCTTCGCCGGAGACGGCAGTTTCCTCTGCGGAGAATGGTGCAGCTTTTGCAAGGCAAAGTATGACTGCCGCGCCAGGGCGGAGGCTAACCTGAACCTTGCCCGGTATGAGTTCAAGGTCCCTCCCCTGCTAAGGGATGAGGAAGTAGAAGAAATCCTCGCTCGTATCGACGGCCTGGTCTCCTGGGCTTCTGACATCAAGGAGTACGCGCTACAGCAGGCAATCAACGGCAAGGAGTGGACTGGTTGGAAACTCATTGAAGGACGCTCCAACCGCAGGTACACGGATGAAACAGGAGTCGCCAACACGATCAGCCAGGCAGGCTTCGATCCGTATGAACGAAGCGTTCGCGGAGTCACCGCCATGCAGAAGCTGCTCGGGAAAGCCCGCTTCGAAGAACTCCTCTCGACATACCTCGAAAAACCCCAGGGAAAACCCACGCTTGTGCCGGTAAGCGACAAACGCCCGGCCTTGTCCACTGCAGCATTCGATTTCTAAGGGCAATCATCATGAAGGAGATACCAATAACAAAAGGCTACACGGCCATTATCGACAATGAGGACTTCGACAGGGTGAAGGATTTCAAGTGGCACTATCATGGAAAAGGTTACGCCGCAAGAGGTTATAACAACAACGGAAAGGTTGTTATAGAAAAGATGCATCAACGGATCATTGGCAGACCGAAAGGCAACATGGAAATCGACCACATAAATGGGAATAGGCTCGACAATCGCAAGTGCAACCTCCGTATCGTAACACATCAACAGAATACCTTTAATTCCCATAGGAAAAAACCTCAAAAGCCTGGAGTCAATCCTTCCAGGTATAAGGGGGTCACATGGCGAAATGACCGGAACAAATGGAGAAGTTGCATTACTCTCAATGGTCGCAAATACTACCTTGGGTTGTATAACACCGAAGAAGAAGCGGCACTTGTATACAACGAAGCGGCTGAAAAATTCTACGGCGAATATGCCAGACTCAATAAAATTCGGAGGAGTATCTAATGAATATCACAGCCAAGCAAATTAACCCCATGAAGGTAATCACCGGACCCGACACCCGCTGGAGCTTCGCCAACGTCTGGGAACCAAAGTCCATCGCCGGCGGCACGCCCAAGTACTCGGTTTCCCTCATCGTCCCCAAGTCCGACACCAAAACCGTTGCGAAGGTCAGGTCCGCCATCGAGGCCGCATACCAGGAAGGCGCGGCCAAGCTAAAGGGCAACGGCAAGTCCGTACCCCCGCTAGCTTCCATCAGGAACCCGCTGAGGGACGGGGACATCGAGCGCCCGGACGACCCGGCGTACGCCAACGCCTACTTCATCAACGCGAACGCCACCACGGCTCCCGGCATCGTGGACACCGACCGCAACCCCATCCTGTCGCGCTCTGAGGTGTACTCCGGCGTTTACGGCCGGGCAAGCATCAGCTTCTATGCCTTCAACAGCAATGGCAACAAGGGTATTGCCTGTGGGCTCAATAACCTGCAGAAGGTGCGTGACGGCGAGCCGCTAGGCGGCAAGACCAGTGCCGAGTCTGATTTCGCGACCGAGGAGGA